CTCATGGTAGAAGGTTTGCTCAGTGGTTTGCTTATTCATGTCCATACGGATACTGATGATCTGCTTCTCAGGATCACACTTACCCATATCTTCCATGTGCATCACGTAGTTTACGTACCACTTAGATCCTGCTAGGTTGAAGGTGGTTGCCACATCTGGTTTGCTGCTCTTCTTAACCACAATAGTTTTCCATTCTCCAGTACCCTTTCAGAGTTTCCGTCATAAGCCTTGAGGCAAGCATCATATAGTTCCCTTTCAGTTGTACAGTCTTTCAAGATCTTATCAGCCTTTACAGGGCCAATACCTCTGATTCCCTCTATGTTATCAACCCTGTCGCCTGTCAGTATCTGTTTGTAGAAACTGTACAAGCCTTCAAACTCAGTAACATAGTATTCTTCATCCTTTACAGGATTGTAGTGCCATCCCGGTAACTGGTCTAGGTCTTTATCTACATGAACAATCCAGTAGTTACCTTCAGTGGATGCTATGCCTACAGCATCATCAGCCTCTTCACCCTCTGACATCTTAGCTCCAAGCTTTAGTAGATGGTTTCTGAGAGCATCATAATGCTTAGGCTTAGGAGCATCCTTACGGTTGCCCTTGTAAGGAACAGTGGTAGCTATCTCGAATCTAAAGTTAGTCTTACCTGTAATCCAAGCTCTGTAGTCATCACACTTCAAGCGCATATAGATTATGTCGGTAAACCACTCTGTGAGTCGATTTAGTGCCCACCGTTCCTCTTCATCCTCATTGGAGAAGCCAACTTTATAAACTAGCTAAAGGAAATCAGCATCTACAATAGCTTCTAGCGGTCGATCTAATTTCATTTTTCACCTCCTTCAAAGTGCCTAATACGATGACAATTTGCACAGAGAAGAACACACTTTGATAGTTCTTTCTCTACGAATTCAAAATCTTTTCTACGAAGAATGTTTCCAAGATTGAATTCTTTTTCACTGGGATCTAAATGATGAAAATCATAAACAGAAGCAGGAAATACACCTTTACAATCAACACATTCACCACCTAAATAGTCAATGGCTTTTTGTTTCTTTTCAAGGCCGTGTTTTGCTACTTTATTGTTTCTTTTATTTAACCATTCAGGACTTGTTTTGGCTTTGTTGTAGTATGCTCTTGCTTTTTCATTAGCGCATTTCTTACAAACACCACCTTTAGATGAAAATGACTCAATAGATAATATGTTTATACATTGAGAACAATATTTAAATCCTTGTGGAACTTCTTTTCCGTCCACTAGGAACACATACTCAAGTATCTTACCTTTACTATCTCTTTTAGTTACTTTCCGCTCTGTTTTCATATTACCTCCAATAAATATAAAATATACTAGTATTCTACACTATTGGAGATAATTTGTCAAGTTTTATTTAACTTATTTTAGAGGACATCATCCGCTGTTTCTTGTTCTTCAGCGACACCTTCAGGGATATAGAGCTTCAACTCAGTGATCACCAACTTCTTGATAGATGGTGCAGCACCGAACTTAGCTGACATCTTATGACGGTATGAAGATACCAGTGCATAACACTTAGTACCGTTACCAATCTTGGAGATGTCTACAGGATTGCCCTCTTCATCGACAGGCTCAAACAAGAACTTAGACTTACCGACAATGTACTTACCCATTGTGTCTTTGTCTTTCAACTTAATACCCAACTCTTCCAACTTAGCGCAAGCTGCATCACTCAACTGTCCCAATGTGCACTCATACTTATCGTTAGCCTCGTTGAACTTCTTGTTGTACTCTTTCATCCAGTTACTCCAGTACAGTTCACCAGCGACTTTTACGGGTTTCATGCTATCAATACTCATTTCATTTTCCTTTAATGTTAAGTTTATTCAGATACTACAGCAGCTTCTGCGGATGGCTGTTGCTCTTTAACTTGAGCTTCCATCTTCTGAAGCAATACATAAGCTCCAGTCTTAGTTGGCAATTCGCCAATTACTTGAAACAAGAAGTTAATCTCGTTAGGTTCAAGATTCAATGTCATTTAAAGTCCTCTTTAATGTAGTTCATTTGATGAAGGGTGAACTTGTATCCCTTGTGCCATGTCTTCTAAGTACATCATCGCTGATACCAGTATGGTGTATACCTCTTCAAGATTCATGTCACCTACTACCTTAACCTTGAAGTGTTCACCTTCAATGTCAAAGATAATTTGTTGTTTATTAATGTGTTTCACGCCAGTTTGCACCAATTTTATACTCCCCGTCTAGTGGACAACGAAGCTTAAAGTACTCACCAGCTTCAACGATACTTGCCTTTGCAGCCTCACCTACTATTGTAGCATATTCCTTAGGAACTTCCAACTGAAATTCATCATGGACATTAGCTACTAGCTTCACAGGCCACTTATTTACCTTAGTCTTATCATAAAATAATACTAAAGCTTTCTTCATTACGATTGCCCCAGCCCCTTGAAGGAGCGAATTGAGGGCAGCGTGTTCACTACGCACCCATATTTTACGACCATCAAGCCCCGGTACAAAGCCCTTACCCGCATATCTGCTAACCGTATTTCTAAGACGTTGTAAGGCGGGAGTGTTCTTGAGAAAGGCATTGATAAGTTTCTCTCCCGCTTTAGCATTACCACCGACAATGGAACCAATCTTAGCTGGCCCTGCTCCGTATAGGAATGCGTAAATAAACGTCTTCGCTTGATCCCTTGTCTCAAGACCTGCAGCTTTCTGGTTCTGCGTGTGTACGTCAGTTCCATCCTTTGATGATCCTTCAGTGACCGTCTTAACATATCCATCATCCTTCATGTAATGTGCAAGCATACGCAGCTCAAGGCCACTAGCGTCACAACCAACCAATACGTTACCGCCTTCCACAGTCCAACACTCTCTACATTCTTTTCCATAGATGCTACCTGCATTGGGAATCTGTGCCATGTTAGGACTACTGTGTGTCATCCTACCAGTTACAGCTCCATTCGTGATCACCTTACCGTGAACTCTACCGTCCTTACCTACAGCCTCTAACCAGCTTTCAATCTGAGCTACACGTTTCTGTAGCATCAGGTATTCAGCGATCATCTGAGCCTCAGGAATCTTAACCTTAGCCAGTACTGATTCATCGACAATGGGCTGTCCCTTCTCAGTAAAGTCCTTAGGCTTCCATCCTAACTCCATCAGTTTTTCTCCAATCTGTTTTCTACTTCCGGGATTGAAAGTATCAACGGAGTCTTTGATAGGCTTACCATTGGTCTTGTGGAACCTTGGAGTGATGACTGGAGGCCATCTCTCTTGCATCTGCTCATATATTCCTGCCATCTTTCCTTTGATGTCAGCAAGTAAGCAGGTTGCGAAGGGTAGATCAAGTTTGAAGCCATTACGTTCCTGTTCAGCTATGATAGCAGCTACCTTATGTTCAAGCTCAAGGCTTTCTTGTGAAAAACCTTTCTTACTGAGTTCATCATCAAGATGCTTATAAAGATTGCAAGTGACCTCAACGTCCCTAATGCAATAATACTCAAGAAGAGCCATGTGAGGAACATTGAAGCACTCACCTTTGTACTCCTCTTGTTTGTTCATTAACCATTGCCATATCCTTTTGTAGTCAACTTTCTTGATCTTCCCCATCCTGTCGCCCCAAGCGTCTAAGCTGTGTCCGTTCTCTATTGAGGGATTTAACAACCTTGAGGCTATCAACGTATCGTACACTTGGCTCAAGCGAATCTTCGTACTCCATAGCCGATTGAGTATCTGGAAATCGAAGCTTATTCCGTTGTGGGCTACTATCAATGTAGTGTCCTTTAAATACTCCACGAGGTTGTTTGCTGCTTTCCATACGTTAACTTCTCCAGTGTCAATGTCCTTAGTTACTACCATCCAGATCGTGTTGTGATCTAATGTTGTCTCGATGTCTAGAACGATACGCTTCATACTCTGCCTTTAGATCTTCATAGTGATGGATAAGTAATTGATACTTGTCTTGCAACTCATAGTACTTACTTTCCAAGTCGAGCATTCTACCAGCTATCTTGTCCATGTCAATCATGATGCCTTACCTCTATAAGTTAACTCAGGACAACTATAAACAGGAGCTTCTTTCCAGTTAGGACGATAAGTACTCTTGATAATTACCTTAGTTTCCATAATCTGTGCAGTTTTCTTCTTAGCCCTGTAAGCTCGTTTGTGTGCAGCTTTCTTGTCCTTGTTAATCAAAGCCCATTGACGATCCTTAGCTCGTCTAGCTTCAGCTCTCTGTGCAATGACATCTGGATGAACACCCATGTCAATCATGCGTTGCATCCACTTAGGTACAGATTTAATGTTATTACTCATTTTGCACTTGCCTCTATGTACAGTCCTACGTTACCTAAAGCATAGCCTACAAAGGCAATACCTAAGCCCATGTTACCTTTTATCAGTAAGTCAACAGCTACCACAGTGTAGACAACCCCAACTACAGCAATTAGCCATGCACTCATAGCACTTCCTCCTGCATCTCCATCATACGTCCAGTTTCCATGTCGTACTTAAGTACGCAAGCTGGGCCTGTATAGCCATTGTAACGATTCTTAGCTACAGCTATCTTAGTCATGTGACGTTCATTCTCATCCTCAGCCATGCTGTTACGCTCCAATGTAATCACAGCATCTGACAACTGAGCAATAGAGCCTGAGCCTCGCAGTTGAGACAACGATACAGCCTGTCCATCCTCGTGTCCTGCATTACCTTGAGGTCTACGGAGGTGGCTTACACAGATCAATGTAATCTCTAGCTCTTGAACCAGTGTACGAAGCTTCGTCATCATGTTATCAATAGCCTTACGCTCATCTCCAAGGTCTTGACCAGATACAACAATACTGATGTGGTCAAGAAAGATAACCCTACAATCGCAAGCCTTAGCCATGTATCGGATTCTGTTGGCAATGTTTTCCACATCACTGCTACCGAAATGATCAAAGAGATAAATACGATTGCTGCCAAGTGTTGCATCGAAAGCATCTTTAAGCTCCTGTTCTGTTGTTGGTGTATCAGGTAAGTGCAACAGCTTGTTAGCGTGCAAAGACATGATACTTCTAGCTGTCTTACGAGTAGATTCTTCGAGGAATAGCCCTCCAATGTTCCACTTCGTAGTGTTCAGTATATTAAACAATATCTCACGTAGGAACTGACTCTTACCGAGGCCTGAACCTGCTGTGACTGTGACTAACTCCGAAGGACGCATACCATAGAGAAGCTTATTCAAGCCCTTCCAAGGATACATCGCCTCAGCCTTAGCCTCAGGTTTAATAACTTCCTCCCACAGTGAGGCAGCATTGATAATCCCATCGGGAATGTAAACTTCAGCTCTCCACCACTCATTCACGAACTCTTTGGTAGCCCCTGCAACAAGATAATCACAAGCATCTTTGTAGCCACTCCAATGCTTAACGATCTTAGCCTTCTG